TGTATCCTTTGTCTCAACAAAACCAATATTTTTCATACTGACTTCACATGATGGGCAACTTGAATCATCAACTTCTGAAAGTCTGACTATACCATCATTCTCACACCAGTAGACATTTTCAAGGTCTGCTTTTGCAATTATACCATCTATTTGTGCATCTTTGTTAATTTTCTGAATTGACACGACATTTGCAAATTGATTTGCTGGATTGTCTACCAAAGACAGCTCATTAAGTTCATAGTCTTTAACTACTCTAATTGTCTTAGCAATATTTTCATCGTAGGCATTTTCTGAATCTTTAATTATTCCGCCAATTGAAAAACCTGAAAGAGTGCCATCAAGTACCTTTTCCCAAGTATCTTGAGCACCTTTAGAAATGTAAGCATCTACATAAACACCATTATAAAGTTTATCTGTAGATTTATCAAAAAACTTTTCTTGTCTAAAATTGACAACTTTTCCAACTGCAATAGCTTGGTGCATTTCTCTTAAATTACCACGGAACATTTCAAAGGCTTTTATACTAACATCAGTAGGAACAATATCTGCTTGTTTGTCAATGTTATCAAGCGTGGCAAATCCAGAAACGATTCTACGCTCTACATCCACTTTAGCAATTGGCATAGATAACTTTATATCATCGTTATCTGAAGTCCAATAAGCCTTGCTTAAATTAGTCATGTTAATCCTATTATATATGTATTTTTTTATATATTTATAATATTGTTATATTATAGTACTGATCTTCCTTCGCCACCAGGATTTCTTCCTGTTGTGGTTGCAGTAGAATCAGACGCTTGTGCCGTTCTTTGCTGATCTCTTTCTCTTGTTCCAGACATTTGAGCATTTTGCTCTGCACGTTGTTGAGGGGTCATAACTACTGGAGTGTCTCCTTGCGGAACCACTGGGAGTCCAAGTCTAGGTCTAATATCATTTGGAACAACAACTTGTGCTCTTAGATATCTTTCATCAATTTGACTTTGAGTATTTTCATCAGTCAAAGTTAATTCATTAAACTTTAATAAAAGGATGTCTGTTTTTTCTTTAACAAGTTTATTTATTGTTTTTTCTAAATTCTTTTGAGCTGGTCTAGCTACCTGTTCTTTAAATGTTCTGTCAGATACAAGTGCTGATGCAATTGAACTACCAGGATCTGAACCAACTTTAGAAATTGGAACTTGATGTGCCATAAGAATGTCGTGAACATTTGAAGTTCTGTACTTATCAAATGATCCTTCTTGAATTCCATTTTCAACTGGTTCCATTTTAAATTCAACTTTATTATCTGGACCGTCTCCAGGAAGTGGGATGTAAAGAGTTCTATGGTTCTGTCCACGAAGCCCAGACTGCAAAAATCTAAACAACTTGTCTTCTGCTTCTGAGCTTAGCTTTGCACCCTTAAGTGTAACAATATATCTTGGGACTGCCTTATTTTCAAAATAGTCAATATTGTATCTTGCAGCAAGATGATCTCCAACTACTGAAGTTGCAGCAGATACAACATCTGGAACACCATAATAAGTATTTTTTGGACTATATTTTTTAATATGAATAAGTTCGTTTGGTCTTTGATCTGTTGTAACTGGATTTACTGTTTTTTTATCTTGAAAGTTTTTAAAAAAAACAACTCTTTGATTTACAATCTGGACATAGCCATCACGCATACGTCTTACACGAACTGTTGTTGCAGGGATGTGACCAATATATCCAATCTCTCCAGTATTCTTTCTTCCAATTTCAATGTATCCATTTCCAGTTGCTTCATAGTCTGTCATTGCTTTTTCAAGGACATGGGTAAAAGTATCTTCATCGTTTAATTCTTCAAGCCAATTTGCAAGTTCAGACTTTGCTCTTTCAACTTTTCTTTGTGCTCTAACTCTTTGATTTGGATCATCAATTTCTTCTATTCTTGCTTTAACAATATCGGACATTATAAATCCATATCCAAGACCAACTGTATTTGCAACCTTTGCATTAATTGCAGCATGGTTTGCAAATGAATTATCAAAAAAGAATGCTAGTTCATCAAGATTGTAAGGTGGTAGAACAACGTCAAAAAGACCATAGGCTGTAGTGATATCTTGTTCTGGAAACAACTGCTTAGACTTTGCACCATCTTGACCAGTATAAGCTTTATTCATTCTTGTAATTCTGCGTTTAAAGTTTGCATCTATCCCATCAAAATTTTTTACAAGGTCTGCTTCGGTCATAAAGTCATCTGTTTTATTTGCAGATGGTTTATTTCTATCTAGATTATCAATTCTAGCAATTACTTCATTACTCATCTCCATGTTTTTTCAACCCCTTTGCTGCATCTTGGAAAGCACCAGTGTCAAATTCACTTGGGATGTATCCTTGCTTCATTCTGTCAATTTGAACAGAGTGCTCTTCATCGGTAATTCTTGTTACACCTGCCATAAACTTTGCTTCCCCTGGACCAGCACCATAGTATGCTGCAGCCTGTGTAATTCTATTAATAGCAGCTATGTCATATTTTCTGGCTGGAATGTTCATAAAACTTCCATTACCATCTCCAAATATTTTTCCTGTTTCTGTTTTCCAAACATATATACCGTATTCAGCATCGTTTTCTACAACTCTTATTTTTGGCTTGTTTGGTAATTTTTGTAATCCTTCTAAATAATCCATGACAACATTGTACCATAAATTGCTCTTTAAACCAAATATTCATCCCAAGTTATGTCATTTATTATTACAATTGAATCTTGGGTGACATTTAATATACTGTTGTCGTTAGCAATTCCTGATGAAAGACCTAGATAAGTATTGAATACTTCTTGTCCATCTAAAGAAAGTACAGTAACCTCTAAAGACTGTGCATCTAAAACTTGCGTCCATGTTGCAGATGAAGACCAGTAACTCCAGTTTTGGTCATCAACAACATTCCATTCATCAAAAACAATTAAGTCTTGCTTGATAGGATTTAGCTCAATAAAACTTGCAACATTATCTATTTTAACTCCAGAGTATATTTCAATTTCACCCATAATTCCATTCAAAGGTATTGAGTTTTCTTGTAAAGATATAGCAATATAGTTCCAATAAAGTGGTTCAATTACTACATTATTAACAATTTTTCCATTTAAAAAGAATTTAGCGTTAGTAAACTCTGTACCTTTTTTGGAATCAAAAATTTTAAAGAAAGCTCTTTTTCCATCAGCTTCAGGCTGTAGTACTATGTCATAAGAATCGTCAGAACTGAATATCTTACCAATCTTTTTTGTTTCAGTAAAAAAGTTAGATTCATTGTACATTAAAAACATCTGTAATCCAACAACTTCTTGATCTTTTTTTAAAGTTTCATTTATTGGAATAGCAAGTCCTTTTACCAAATTTTCATCTACATCTGGTAAAACTTCTATTCCAGAATCTCCAGTCAAATATAAATATGGAGAAGATTCAGTATCAATAATTAATGGAGTTTTTCTTTTATATAAATATTGATCTTGATTCTTAACTATTGGATAAAACTTTCCTGTAGCAGGTGTATTAATTGAATAGAACTGACCTTCATCAAAAGACAGTGAAGCAAATCCCATATTTTTAATTTTTACATTCTCTGTATTTACTCCTCTAGAAAAAATTTCGACATGAACAGTTATGTAGTAATTAGTAAAACCAGACATATCTTTTGGAGGGTAGATAATAGTTTTATCATTAATTCTATACTTTGTATCTTCTGAAGAAGTAATTTCTCCTAAATCTAAAATTTTATTCATTCCAATATTTTCTATATTTGTAAATTGAGTATAAACTACTTGCCCAATCTCAGTAATATTTTGTAATGTTACATAAACTTTTGTTGATAAAGAATCCTCATAATTTGAAGACGTTATGTTGTAATTTGAAAAAATTGAACTTGGTGTATCAATGTTAAACTGTATCAAATCTAGGTCGTATTTTAATTCACCATTAGCTTGAGTTATATATTTTCCAAAATACGAAAGGGGTATTGAATTTTCCCAATATCCTGCAACTCCCACATCTAAAACTATTGAAGTGTTTGTTGTTTTTGGCAACAATGTGTAAGATCCAATATAATCATACAATTCTTCGTTAAAGTTTTTAATTGCTATTCCAGAAGAGTTAAATATTTTATATCCGTCTTTATCGGTAAAGAAATCATTATTTATTGTTAAAGAAAATATTTTTCCAAAAAAAGTTTCTTCTTGATTACCTGCAAAATTTAAAGAAAGAGTTTCTGGTCTTGAAAAGAAAGATCCAACAGTTGAGTAGTAAGTTTGCTCAATTTTGTTAAAATCAATACCAACTGCAAAGTAAGAACTTGCACTAATAGGGGATGAATTTAAAATAGTTTCATTATATATATACTGGATACTTCCAGAGTTTATAGCTACTTCAAAAATGTTTTCATTAAAACTGTTTGAAATATAAATTAAAGACTGTCTTGTTGAAACGTTGTTGGAAGACTTCATTATTGAATGTATAGATCTTGTTTGATAATTTGTTTGATTTAGTTTTGAAAAATAAATTGTTCCATAAGATTCGTTTGCTATATAAGAATTATTTGGGTCCATAGAAATGTATGGATATTCTTCATTTTGAATTGCATAATTTTCTTCATAAAATCCTGAGGTAATTAAAGATTTTTGATTACCTGTCAATGTTGAAACATTGTTAAATATAATTTCTGGTAATTTATATTCTGGCAACGTAATTTCTTTATCACTAGCCAGAATGTTATTGTAAAATCCATCATTCCACTTGCTTCTATCTGGGTATCTAATTGTAGAACCATATCCAGAAAATGGGAAATCTACATAAGAAAGTGTTCCATTTTTTGCTGCAATAATGTTTTCTTGTTCTTCAACTCCTTGCCCAAACACATATCTCTTTTTTGCAACTTGCTCTGCAACAACATATGGAAATATTGAAAACGAATCTATTTCAAATATATATATAAATTCATTTGTATAAAATCCTAAGTAGTCTTCATCTTCTGTTGGAAAAGTTGAAATATCTAATGAATCAATTGTAATTGATATAACTTTTTCTCCATTTATCATTAAAAAAATTTCATTTGGACTTTGACAGAAGTTTATTAGCATTGGTCTATACCATTTTCCAATAAAGTATGATTTAGTATATTTTCCAACATTTACAGTTATAAAATCTCTATCAACGTATATACCATCATTTGATGAAAGTGGTCCAAAAATTCTTTTTCTTGTAGTTGCTTCAGGACTTATTCTTAACCAAAATTCTGCTGTGAGTGTCTTATTATAGCCGTACTGATTTAAAAATCCTTTTCCAGGAAATATTAGTGCTGGGAAATTAAAATATTGATCTTCTGTCAAATATAAAAATTGAAAAGCTCCACCTCCATCAATATACTCTAGATATGCTGAAGAAGAAGATCCTCCATCAATAGTTAAAGGCTCTGAAGAAGAACCGTCAATTAGTTCTGTTAAAACTATTCCATCTTTATTTATTTGTATATTTCCAGAGGATCCGTAAACCATTGGGATTCCAGAAAGTTTTGCAGAAAGAGAATTATTCAAGCATGTAACGTATCCATTGTCTGAACTATCATTTAAACCATAGGGGTCTAGTATTGTACATTTTATTAATTCAGGAAAATCTATTAGTGAACTTATGTTACTTGGTAAATTAATTAGGGAAGCACTAGAGATTCCAGTACTTATTGAATTATAAGGCTCAGACCATTGTGCAATAGATACTCCATTAAAATAAACAGATGACTCTTCTTCATTAGCATCAACATCTGGATCAAATACAACTCTTATAAAAGGAGAAAAGCTTTCTCCTGACACTGGTTCTGTGTAAGAAATTTTTTCCCAGTTATTTGTTTTTAAAAATGAATATCTTGTATACCGTTCTTCTCCATCTACCACAAATCCGATATCTGTATATAAAATAGAAGTTTGTTCAGGTATATATATATAATTAGAAATACAAACGCTTCCCTTATTTGGGTCAAACTCTGTATAGGATAATGAAGAGGATAAAGATACTGTAAACTCTATTGTTGCTGCTGAAGCTGTAGCAAGATATATTTTATTTACATTTAAATCTTCAAATGGATATCCAGACAATGTAAATGCAGCAGAAGAACTAATAGCATTATCAAAGTCCCAGGAAGAAGTAGTTATTTCTTTTTCTGCTTCTGAAATTAAAGAAATAAAATAGTTTGGCTCATCCATAGCCCATAAAGCTACTGGATGCTCTGCGTAGACTCTTGAAGCATAAAGACTTGAACGTGTATAGGACATAGATTACCTCTACCCTATTTTATCATAGAGGCTACTTTGTAATGTCTACAATTTCACATGCACCAGCAACACAAGAAAGTTCTTGGCTTCCAGTTGTTCCATCTGTTGTTTCATATAATGAAAGCATATCCCAGCGAATTGAATCGGGCATTTTGCTTAGCCAAGATTCATATTCTTCTTTAGAAATTTCTTGATAAGGAGCTTGCTTATAAGAGTGCTCTACTGATGGAAGAAATGACACTCCGCCAATTGAATCAAAATTATCAAACACCCAAGCACCGACACGCATCCATTCATCTTCTTCAACATTTATAGTAACGCTTGGATTATGTTCTGTCCAATGAGTTCTATAAGTCTTCCACATTTCAAGATGATCAATTGCAGTTAAGTCTTTTGTCAGAACTGCATTCTTTGGAGCTTTAATTGGGAAGTAAAATACAGTTGTAACTTCTGGTTTCATCACATCTGGTTCAAAAGGAATTCCAGAATCTTTTAAGAATTGAGTTAAAGGATCTTTATTGTCTGCTCTAACACTTCTTACATAATATTCTGAATACCATGGATGAATGCCAGAAGATACTCCTGTAAGCTGTGAGACAGTTCCTGAAGGCTTTACACAAGTAATGGATACTGAAGGGTTAATCTTTAAAGACTTAGCCTCTTTATCATTTACTGAAACAGATAGATCTCTCATTTCATCAAGCAGCGATTCTAAAGCTTTACCATTTGTAGCAGTAATTTTATTTCCATAGATACCTGTTAAAGATACGCCAAGAAGTCTTTCTTCTTCACAGTTATCTCTCCAGGTCTTTCTGATATATTTAAAGTTAGTTAAAGTTGACTGCCATGTTCCAAGAATAGTAGCTAACCTTACCTTTTCAAGCAGCGTCTCTTTAGTATCAGTTGCATCAATTACAACCTCAGTTAAATTACAAAATTCATTTGGACGAAGAAGAATTTCTCCACAAGGATTTGTACCACCAACAAGACTTGAGTCTCTACGACCAAATTTGTCAATATGCTTACGAACAGAATCAATGTTGTAAATTCCACGTTCGCCAGATTTTGACTCATACAAGTTTCTCCACTCACGAAGGAACTGTGCAGTGTTTGGCTTTGAATTATACACAGCAGAATTATTTGCTAATGCTCTCTGACCATTTCCTTCCCACCATTGACCGCTCTTTGCTTTTGCCATTTCAAAATCATCTAAATTAGAAAGTGAAATTAAAGCACTTCTACGAACTCCTCCAACAACAACAACTTCTCCAATCTTACACATTAAGTCATGTGCTTCAATTGATTTTAGTCGTCTTCCTGAAGCAACTTTAAATGTTTCAATTGTAAAATTGAATAGATCTACTAAAGGAGCTGGACCAGATGCTCTACCACCAAATACCTTTAGTCTTGCTCCAGCAGGACGAACCTTTGAAACATCCCAATTTGGAATCTGACCTTGAAAAAGAAGTGCAATAAGTTCTTTATAAGCTTTTGCCCAACCAAGCTTTGAATCATCAACAACTATTGTTGTATCTGTTTTAAAGAATGACTCTGAAATAACTGGTAGTTGATTAATATATTTTTGTTCAACACTAAATCCAACCCCAGTTCCGTTCATAAGGATATACATAGCCTCATCAAAGGCTCTAGGATTGTCTACAGCGATAAACGAGCAATTGTAGGCTGCAATATGGTCTCTTTCTAAAGCAGGTCCAGCGGTCATCAGTGCCCTCATAGATGGCATTATGTGATGATGCAAGATTGCTTTTCTAACTTCATTAAAAACTTTTGCATTTGGACTATATCCATAATTAAGCACAAGATGGTCTCGCATGAAGTTACAATATCTGTCAACTGTTTCCTCCCACGTTTCTCTACGGTTTTCGCTTTCAATCCATCGAGCATACCTTGAGATATGAATAAAATTGCGGTATGGATCTGTTATAGATCCGTTGGAGTCAATAAATGACATTATGTAACACGTCCTTCTGATAAAATGGGAATAGTTATATTCTACACGAGTATTCAAGGAGAAGCAAATGGATTTAACAATACAAGAAATAAATTTTTATAATAATTTGGTTAAAGATAAAAAAGCATTACAAATTCTTTGTCCATTTAACGAAAATGAAGAATTTCCAGACACCGTAATTAGTAGAATAGATAGTAGTGATAAAGTTTATTTTTACTGTTTATCTTGCCAAGCATCTTTTTATCCAGGAATTAATTTAATGGAAAAAATTAAAGGATATATTTCTTTAGCTACTTCTTAAACAAAAGTTTTGCATTGCTTGTTGATTCTTGAATATATTTTCTATTAACAAAACTTTTATCACCTGGTTTTTTAATCTTTTCTTTTACTGAGAATGTATCAAAAACAGTTCCAGGATTAAAATATGAAACAATTCCTTGACCAATTGCTAATGCATAAACTTCTTCATCTATTTCTATTGAACTATTAGTTAAACTTATACAAAGCGTAGGGCATTTAAATTCTAGATCATATTCTTCTCTTGGTATAGACCTTTTAGAAATTGGGTTAGTTTTAATATCAGCTTTTGAGCATTGATAATTAATTCTATTTGCTAGCTCTTCCATGCTTTGGTCGTTGTTATAAAGATATGAAAAGAATCTTCCTTCTGCTGGATATTCTGGAGTAAAAAGACTTATGCACAAGTCAGCATTTTTTTCATGAACCGATAGATTATGTGGAGTATGTTGCCTAATATATTTTTTTAAAAACTTTTTAACTGGTTCTGAATATTCATCACTTTTTATATATATGTTAGCCATACATATATTATAACGCAAGAATTTTTCTACAAACTTCGTCCCAATCATATCCTCTTTGTTTCATTGAAAAGTTTTCAGATAGTATTTCAAAGTTTTTATCTCTTTCTTCAAGTCTTACTTTTGGATTTAATAATTCTTCCATGTGACCAATCCATTCATCAGGAGTAGTGGCAGCTCTTCCAACTCCAGAATCAGCAAGGAGTTGATATTCTGGCAAGGCTTGTGCAATAAAAGGAATTCCTGCTGCTGCATTTTCTAATCCTTTCAAATATGACTTTGCATGATTAAATTCAACATCTCTTAATGGAACAATTCCAACATCCATTTTTCTATATAGTTGTGGAACATTCATCATTGTCTTCATTGGCTCAAATGAGCAATATTTTTTATCAAGACCTAGTTGATCTGATGCTTGTGGAGCGTTAATAATATTTCCAGCATGATGAAACTTTAAATGTTTTTTCTTTAAAAAATCTCCAAAGAATGGCTTTAATGTCTCTAGGTCTCCAGATCTCCAAGGAGTAGCACCAACCCAGCCAAACTTTGGAAGAAGACCAGCATAATCATTTCTCTTTATTCCCCATCTTTCAACATCAATACCATTTCTTACCATAAATACTGGTTTATCTGGATATTTTTTTTGATAGAAGTCTCTTAAAAATGGGGTAGAAGTTATCAAAGCATCTGCTTGTTCAATAATTGCAATATAGTGATCTCTATTATTATCTGGATTTGAATCTGGATGAGTTGTTTTATAAGCAAGATTAGTTTCTTCAAGACCTTCCATGTGATCATCAATATCTACAACTATTTTTTGACCCAACTCTTTTGCTATTCTAACATGGTCAACAAATCTTTTAAGCATTACCAATTTTAAAACAACTATGTCCCATCCATGTATTGCTCTTTCATCTGGAATTAAAATACCAAAACCATGTTCTTCACTAAACCCTGGAAGTCCTATTCCACTTTCCCAGCCATGCTCCTTCAATTGCTTCATTGGAAGATATGCTCTATACCAACCACATCCATTTGGTTGTAATGGCTTTACGCCAAATGACCAGTCATAGGTTAAAAAAGCAATTGTCGGAGTTGGCATAGGTCTTGTTACTTACTTTCTGTTTTCTTTACAGCAGCTTTTTTAACTGCTTTAACAACTTCTGTAGCAACTTCTTCTGAGGTTGAGTTTCCAGAAATTTTTCCAAAAGCAATATCATTCTTATTAAAATAACGAATTGCAACTGGAGCAAATGCAGCTACTAGAGCATATAGATATGTATATAGATCTGTATTACCTGCAAGATATAGTGCAAGTGCTGCACCTAAAAATGAGCGACCATAGGATTGCAACATTTCTTTTTGTGACTTTGTTAATTTTAGTACCATGTTAATTCTCCTGTCTATAGTACTTAGTAATATTGTATCTTAAAAGTATATCATTGTCAATACTTTAAATTCCATACTTCCATTCTGTTCCATTCCAAATACGGACTTGAGCAGGTGTCCATACTTGAGCTCCTGCTGTGTTGGTACAAACATAAGCTAAACCAGCAGCTGTAAAAGTAGATCCATTAGTAGATATTCTTACAATTCCACCAATACTTGATGTATTTACTGAAGCAGCACCACTAGAGCCAACATCAGTACTAGCAGTAACTGTGTATGTATATGCAACAGAAGGAGCAACGGTATTGTCGTTAAATGTAGTATTAGAGGTTGTACCTAATGTATTTCCATCACGTCTAATAGTGTATGTAACTGGATATCCGTCACCATTACTAGCAACCCAAGACAATCCAATGACACCAAAAGTGCTAGTATTTGCATTTAAAGAAGTGGGATTAGTTGGTAAGCTTGGAGTTGTTACGGCAGCAGCAGTTCCAGTAGCAGAAGTACCTACAGCATTACTAGCACGAACACGAACCGTATAGGAAGTGTTATTGGCTAGTCCTGTAATAACATGACCACTGGTAATATTACTAGACCAGTTAACATTATCTAATGAGTATTGATAGTTAACAGTTGCTAAACCACCATTACTTACTGCTGGAAAAGTAACGGTAACTTGACGAATACCAGCAGTAGCAGTAGGAACTGGTATTCCTGGAACATCATATGTAGTTGCAGATGCAGAATCTGCTGCACTAGTTCCAACACCATTTGTAGCAGTAACTGTATAGGAATAGGTAGTACCATCAGCACGACCAGTATCAACAAATGATCTATTAGTGCCAGAGTAAATAGTTGTTGCACCACGCTTTAGCGTGTATCCAGATATTGCAACTCCACCATCATCAGGTAAAGTCCAAGATAAAGATACTTGACCATTACCACCACTAGCACTAAGTGATGGAGCATCAGGAACAGTTACTAGTGTGTATACAAATGTTCCAACAATGTTGCGAGCAAGAGCAGCAGTTGGAGAAAAGTCATTTAGATTTCCATTAGCTGCATCACCAGTTGCAGTACCGTTAGTCGTACCACTTGCACCTTCAACATCCCAGTTGATGCTGTCTGCAGCAGATTTACTAAATCCAACATACCAGAAATCATTAGTACCGTTTACATTATTAAGTAGTCTAGTTGATCCTGGATCTCCTAAGTTCTTTTCACCAAATGGGGCTGAAGTGTCTGAAGCAATAAGAACTCCAGAACCTTGCCAATAATCTGAACCATTTTTATCCCAAATATGACCGTAAACAGTTTCAGATGAACCGTTACCTGCCATCTGAATAGTAACATCTCTTACTAACCAGCATTGACCGTTAGGAACAGTAATCTTCGTACCAAAACTATAGGGGGGATTGTTTAGTCCACGGTTATTAAAATAACCACCACCAGCTTCACCTAGAATATATGTTGGCATCTAGACTCCTAGAAATCTATCCAGATATCGCCAATGTTGATTGCAGTAGGTTGTGTTGTCTGAACAAAAATGTTTCTATTTGCGATTGTACCCTGATAGCTTAAAGTTGGTTTTAAGGTAACTGTGTTAAGGTCTGTAGATGTTACGGTTAAAGCAGCACCAGAATTAATTATTGGTGAAGAAATTGATGCTGAAGTTAAAGTCTTGTTAAGAAGTGTTTGAGTACCAGCAATAGTAGCAAAATCTCCATCAGAAAGTGCAGTATTAAAATCAGCAGTAGTACCAGTTAATTTAGTGGCAACAATAGCTGCAGAAGCACTAATGTCTGCATTCATAATGGTTCCATCAACAATGTTTGTACTAGTTACAACAGCACCAGTTAAGTTACCATTTAAGGTGGCAGTAATAGTTCCAGCAGTAAAGTTTCCTGATGCATCTCTAGCAACGATTGCTGAAGCAGTATTTAGATTAGTTGCAGTAGTAGCACTGTTAGCAACTTTTCCAGCAGTAGAAATAATTGCAAGCTTAGTGTCAGCAATAGCTGCAGAAGCACTAATGTCTGCATTCATAATGGTTGCATCAGCAATGTTATTTGAAGTAATAGTTCCATTTGCAATGTCAGTTCCAGTAACAGTTCCATCAACAATGTTGGTAGAAGTAACAACACCAGTTCCACTAATAGTACCAGTAATAATTGGACTTGATAAAGTTTTATTGCTTAGTGTCTGCGTATCTGTTGTACCAACAAAACTTCCAGTAATTCCATGGACGTTAAAAGTTGCAGGAGCGTGACCTGTTATTGCTGCATCAGTTGATGTAATTCTAGTATCAAAACCTAATAAATGTTCATGAATACTTTTTGGGTTTGTTGTATTTCCAACTGTAGAATCTCCATAGTAAAACAATTCAAATGCGTTTTGAATATTTGCATTATCCGACAATTCTGGAACATATGTATCAAAGGATTTATCATCAATTCCTTTAGTTGTACTAATTAACTCTGCCATTTTATGCACCTACTCCAGCAGTTATGTAAAAATTAATAGGTACTGCAGATGATGAAATTAGAGACATAGATCCTGAAGAAAATTGTGCACCCTTTAATTCTGCAATAAAAGTTTTAACAGTAGATACTGTTTGAATATTTTTATTTGAAATAGATATAAAAGCTGGATTATTTAATTCTGATATTGCTTGAACAAGGATTGTGTCTGGATTTAAATTTTCTGGAGGATTAGAATAAAAGTCTGTTAATGGTATTGAAATAGATCCAGTTCCAGATGTAAAATTAACTAATTTTTGAATGCTATAGGATAATGGCTGAAACTTTAAAACTTCTTCCCAAATAGCACCTCCAGGAACTGCATTATAAATATAAACAACTCCATACTTTCCACCGTCAAGTTTTTGATTTATATATAAATCTTTTACTTTTGCACTTGTTAAAATAGAAACGTTTTCAGGTGCAGTTGGAGGTCCTAGTCCAAAAAAGAACTGAGATCCTCTTTCTCCTTCTGGACCAATATCAACACTTACAGATACTGAAGCAGGTGGTCCAACTACAACTAATTCATCATTAGATATAATAGTATCTATTGCCATACTAAGTTACCGCCACATCTTGTGTAACATT